GCTAATCCTGTATTATTGAAGGCTGTACCATTACTAAATCTTAATTTAAACTGAACCTCAGAATCTAAGGGTACTGTCTCAGGATACTGTTCACTGTTAAAACCTGAGAATGTAACTCTACATGAGTAGGTACCTGATGTACCTATTTTAAAAGACTTAGAACTATTGGTTGCTTGGAAGTTATCTTCCGTTACAACTTGATGTAATATTCTTTTGGCTCCAACCGTACCACCACCAGTATTGGAGGTGAATGTATAAGGTGTGACATCAACGTCTTGACCTGGTGGGTTACCTTCGTTGATAAAAGTATAAGCGGGGTCTATAGTCTGACCAACGAATATACTATCATCATCAAATGTTAAGGGTAGATAGAAGTTCTTAAAATAATCTGTTTCCATAAACTCAGATTGGACGTTGTATCCTGCACCTGTATAGATTCTATCATATATCTCTTTAATCTGTATTGAAGGTGTTAAGTAATACCATTGTGCAGGTGTTCCCGCAAATGTCATATAACCAAACTCACCATTGGGACTAGTTGGGTCAAATACCCAATCAATTACAGTAGTATCTGTATAATCAATATTGGTATCATCAAAGGTTTGTCCTGTATACTGATATCCCTTACTTAATAAGGAGTAATACAACTTACCATTTTCCCATCCATTAGGACTATCCAATAAACTAATATTAGAGTCTAACAGATGTGAGTTAGCCACCTCAAAGTAATTATAATTGTGAGATAGGTCAGAGAAGTCAACGGCTTGTAACATCTTATCACCAATGTTTGCAATCAAGTTACCCACCTCTGAATAGAATCCAACATCATAGATAATCTCATTATTGTCATTGGTAGCACCGTTAAGTCTTAAGTAACCTTCATATAGAATATTACCATCCAATAAAAGTTGACAGTCAAACTTACGTCTTACGTCATAGTCATACATCGATGCAGAAAAGTCATAGAAGTGATTGAAGATATCATTGTTGTGTTTACTACCAGGTAGTTTAAAACTCTTTGTAAATGTTGAGTTCTTCTTTGTTATATCTTGTACCTCAGCGAATCCAACTTCTATCTTGATGTCTTCATCCCCATAGGTGTCCAAGTACTCTAAATCACATCCTATTGTCGTTCTAATCTGTATCATTAACCTTGTGTTCTATATTGATTTATTGGTGAGTACTCAAAACTAAAACTATACTTGAATACCTTGTTATATCTATTCTTAAATTCTTTGATGGACTTCACATCTACCGTTACAGGTAATAGGTAAGGGTTGTATGACTTCTGTCCTCTGTAAGTACCATTCTCTTTAAAGAATGATTGGTTCTTCATAATATAAACATCAGGAGATTGAAATAAATCCATAATGACAGCTTTATCGTTATCTTCTAAGTACCAAGTATCAACATCAATAAACTCACTTATCTTTTGGTCGTATATAACGTCTCTTCTTTCTGTTGATAATTGAGAATAACTTACTAAGTCCTGTATCCCCCCCTTAGCATAACTCTCACGTTTCAACTTTTTCTCTTCGATTGCTTTTCTATCAAATGTATAGGTATCCCATACACCTTGTCTATTCATAAATAAGATATGAACAGGGTCTGACATACAACTCTCTTCTGCTAAATCAAAAACAACAAACTCACTTCTAATATCAGCTTGGTCCCATTGTCCACTTTCACCTGCATTACCACACCATACACCAACACTACCACCCGCTAAATCATGTCTTGTAACACTAGCGTATCTGATTCTTCTATCTTGTTGTGTAATACCATTTGGTGAAACAACATCAATAGGGAATTCTTGAAAACTACTAAAACTTGTATCAGTTGCAGTTTTATATAAGTATGAGATTTGGTCAATCTGATTTATGAATACCATATCTGAGTCATTAGATAATGTACCGTTGAAGAACGATAGTGATATAGGACACTCAGGATGATGTCTACGGTGTCTACTGTTCGTTACAGTACCCGCAATTGCATCATTAGGGTAATCCTTAGTATCAGGTCCAAAGGTCGTTAAGAACTGTCCATATGAATTTACACGTAGATATGAATTTATCTCCATAATTCTATACTTCTCAACTTCCCAATAGAGTTGTTGGTCTGTAGGTAATACATCACCCCAATATTGGTTGGTGTCAATATCATTGATATATGAACCTGCTTTTAGATTTGTTCCTGGCCATATGTGTACAAAGGCTGGTGATTCTTCAGGATTATCTCTACTTGGACCTGATTGTACGTTTAACAGTGCCCATCCTATGTATCCACCTGTTGCTGAGAAATCATACCACACATACGTATATCTAATACCTGTGTATCTTTCTTGTACTTTAAATATGTGACCTGTTGAAGGAGTACTAGCGGGTGTAAATGAACCTGAAGGTACACTTGTCGTTCCTGCTGCATATACAACAGTACCACTATTATTAGTCCATGCGTATTCTACTCCTCTTACAATACTTGAGTTTGCTGGTATATTACCACCAGCTTCAAACCATTGTACAGAGTTACCATCAGAAGCTCCACCCGTCCATGGTAGGTTTGTTACCGTTCCATAGAATCCTGAATTAGGTATATCTGCTTGGTCTGATATATTAACAACTGTTTGATTTGTATTAGGGTCAGTATATTGTTCACCAATCATAACACGATAATCACGTATCTGATAGGTTGATGGATAATAGTCATTCCTTGGATTGTAAGGGTTATTACGGTTAGAGTAAGCGTTACTCTGTGATTGACCATATAAGTTACCTAAGTGTCCATACACACTGTAATCTTGTGTTTGATATGATGTATATTGTAACCCTTCTGTTCTTGCATTACCTTGAACGTAATTCTCAATTACACGTTGAACGTTTATGGTTCCCACACCATATGAGTTAGGAGCGAATATTAATCTTGCTACTTTAGTAGGAATCGTTTGTGTATCAATGTATATGTCAGCAACAAATCTATAATCCTTATATTCAGGATTAGTCTGTGGAGTTGAAGACGTAAAAGAGTACACATGGTCAACCTTTGAACAGGTTAACTGTAGTGGGTGTTGTAGTACTGTTATAGGACTTGCCATAGTTTATAGTGTTACTGTTATATTGTTATCAGGTGATATAGTCTCCTCAACTAAGTGTTCTAAGAAGTCTTCTACTGAGGTTTCTATATCCTTGAATAAATCATCGTTTATTGTTTTTTCTAAGTTCTCAATTGCTAAGTCATAGAAATAAGTTGGTGCTATCCCAAACTTCTGTAAGTTCTTAGATATACCAAAGGCTGCTGATTTAGCATCTTCTGAGTTTAATCCCAATCTCTGCATTGCCCACTGTTGTAGTGGTTTGATAGGTGCATATGAACCAGGTCTTCTACCATCGTTAACCCATTGCCAATATTCATTCATCAGGATTTCTACTTCCTGTGATTCAACATCATACTTTGATTCTATACTGTTATATAAGTTGGATTGGTAACCTGAAGGGATACCACCGATTTTGTTAGCTGAACCTGTTGCTCCTCTACTACCATTGAAACCTGGTGCGTATGGATATTTGACAGCAAGAGCTTTACGTAACTCTGTTACCATTAGTTCTCCGTAGAGTTCTAAATCACCATCTAATCCTTTTTTAAGGTTTGCTAAACTCATTATTCACAGTCCCAATTAACATACGGTGCTATACATCTGTTAAGAGGTTTAGCAACAATTATCTGTAATGATAGGGTATGTCCTACCAATAAATCTTCATACTGTTCTGAGAACGGTATTATACTCGTTGGTGTTATTGCCTCATACTTGTCATAGAAATCTCCATCAGATTGTATGACCCCGTAATTGAATTGTGCAAGAACATCCTCGGCATATTCTAAGGTATCTGACCATAGGTCCACAGTGATATCCTTATTCTTTGTATTGTCTATATCTGCAATGATTACATTGAAGTTATATGTAATCTGTCCGTTGTCTCTATTGGAACCCTGAGGTACCATGTATAGTAATGGGTAGATAGGGGCATTGTTCTTAGTGTTCTCTTCACCATCAACCTGTTGAGTAAGGAATATGAAATCTTTAACATCTCCAATACCAAAGGAATTAATCATCTTGTGTTTCTCGACAAGAATCTTCATGTCGTCCACTATGTTCTTAAATGTATAATACTGTGCCATTACCCTATTCTATTTTGGTTTGTTAATTCTTTGAACTGTCTTTCTTTTTCCTTATTGAACTCAATGTTGTAACTAAGGAAGTTAAATACGTATATGAGCGGTAACCGAACGACCTCATCCATTTTAAGAAGGTTTTCACCGGCAAGAAAATGTATCGTTGTATACCACCCCCAAATACTTTGAAGAGTTGGATTAGCTTCTTCCAATTCCTCTTGACCCTCCATAGGAGCTTCAAATAGATTGGGGTACTGCCTTTCAATCTTTTGCTTAAATGAAAAAAAAAACGTAGTGTACCTTGTAAGTATTTTACAGGTAATTCCTTGAAGAGTTCTGCTCGTTCTTGGTTCTTACTACTGTCGTATTTTATCTGTCCCTCAGGCCAGTATAACATTGCCATCAGTTCATTGAATCTACTCTTCTTATACGATTGGTCCTTCTTAAGGAAGTTGTCAATGTCAATGAAGTGTCCAAATGATATATTGTTTATGTCGATGAATTTATAATTGGTGTTGTCAAACTCAAACTCAGGATAGAAACTACTACCCTCAGATATAAAGTACTCTGACAAATAGTCAGCTACTCTCTTAACCTGTATGTAGTTTGCTTCCATTAACTTATCTTCAGGGATGTCAGTACACATGGATACAATACCCAATGTGAAGTCTTCTTCCTCCTCTAAATCTCTCATGAGTGTAAGTTGTGCCCATCCATCCATGGTAGGTTCTTTTACCTCATAATCCTTATTGTCTAATTCAATTAATAATTTTTCCATCTATCTATAAATATAATTGTTTAATTCACCACACTCGTTAGTAAATATAGTAACTCCCCTTTGTCTTTTTCTCTCTGAGGGAATTCAGAGATATTGCTAATGACATGATACAGTCATCATGAGTATTTCCAATACCCTTATAGACCACTCTACGTGAACTTGGACTATAACTATAACTGAATGTCTTTAACTCGTTATATAGGGGTGGGAATAAGTCCTGTGTTGGTAACTTCATACTATCTGTATTTGTCTGATAGATGAGGTCCTCTATTATCTGTTGTTTACTGGTATTGGTTGTAACAAAGGGATGTACATCTTTATACTTCTTTGAGAGTTGGTCAAACAGAGGGTCACCAATACCATTGGTTTCAATCATACAGGTTGCATTGAATTTCTTTAGATAGGTAACCACATTGTTTAATATTACATCCCATGGTTTGTTATTGTCTCTATATATGAATACCACGTTTTGGTCATCATCAATAATGGTAAGGACAGAGTAATCCTGTTGTCTACCAACATCCAATCCTGCATAATACTTCTTACCTGGCACTTTATTACTCCACCTTGGTATCACACAATACCTATCGATGTCAGCAAACACCTCACCACCTGTATCAACATACTCACCCATTATCTCTTGTTTGAATATATCCTCAGGTATGGTCTTCATTGCTTCATTTAATTCATCATGGTCAATATATGGATTATCGTATGAGGTCCCTTGTAAGGAGATGTATTTGGGTTGGTCGGGGTCAATACCCCTTTGATGTAGTTCGTACAACCAGTTCTTTCCTTTGGGTGTTGAGATGAACAAACACTTCTTACCCTTAACTAATATCGTAGGTTTTAGAATGGTGTTCCATACCTCATCCTTTATAAAGGCTGACTCATCAACAATCATATGTGTAAATGTATATCCCCTTATGGCATCAGGTTTCTCACCCGACCTAAAGATTAACTTACTACCATTGATTAACTCCATTTCGTAGTTGGACTTATTACTACTTACCAATACAGGTGTTCCCTCAATGGCTTTTACAATATCATCAAATACCTTTCTGACTTGAGAATACACTGGTGATAACCACAATAGGGTTGAACCATTATTCTCCAATGCCCATTTTAAGATGAGGTTCTGAGCAAGTAATGTCTTACCCCACTGTCTACCAATGGTTAACACACAATACTTAACTGAGGTATCCTCAATCTTATCTATGAACTCCTTCTGTCTTGGGTAAGGTTTGAATCCTTCTACCTCTATCTCCATTACTTTTTAAAGTTAGCGTAGGTCTGTTCTATGACCCTCTCCATCAACTCCTTCATTGATAGACCTGTCTCTATAGACATCTCTTGTACTTTCTTATGGGTGTCTGTCTTTACGTACAATGACTTGTAATCATAAAAGTATTCCTTACCCTTCTTGTCCTTCGTCTTTATCATCTATTCCAAATTTAAATCTAATTTTTAGTTCTTGTTGTATATCCAATGCCTCAGGTTCATTCATCCCCAATAGTTTAGATATGTCTCCCAACACCATTCTTGCATTGGAGAGGTCATCCTTCTGTAGGGATAAATCATATATCTCCCAATACTTCCTTAGGTGTTTTGTAACCAACTGTTCTCTTTCGAGGGAGTACTTCTCTTTGAGTACAGACCAAGTCCTCAACCAGTAGACGTTAGCTTGGTTAGAACTAATCTTATACTCCGCTACTATCCAACTGATATACTCAGTATACGATAGGTGTTCAGTCAGAACCCTATCCAATGATTTATTGATGAGGTCTTCTACCTCACCCTTACTCATCTTTTTCTTTCGTGACCCTTTAGGTCTTCCTGGTTTATTATCCATTATATTTCAAGTGTTATATCATACCAATCTTTATCCTCATTAGGGATACGTTTTTGGACCATCTGAACGTCTTTAAAATCAAACCCTTCAGTTAGTATTCTAAATACTAAATCATGTTGTTCAGTGGGTTCCATATCTTTGGTATGGTCTTTTATGTTCTTAATTAACTGTTCCATTTCTTCTTTCAGTTTCTTGGTCGTAGATTCTTCTAACCTGTTTCAATGTCGTTGCATTACATTTACCACATGAGGTCATATTCTTCTTATTACCTGTTAGGGTCGTATACATCGTATATACCCATTGTAACTGTGCATGTGAGTAAGAACGTCTACTATCTAAATCCTTTATCTTAGACAGTTCTTCATATAGTTCATCATTCATTATAACTCGAATCTTTCTCCGTTACTCAACTCAATGAGTATTCTGTTTATCACGACAGGTTTGTGGTTGGAAGAGAACTCCCTATACACCTTATCACTCTTCATGATGTATGACTTTATCTCAGGGTTCCATCTCTGTCCTAAGTTAATCTTTGTTACTGTTGTTCTACCTACACCAAAGAATTCTGCTATTTCCTTGTGTGTGTGATTTCCTTCATTGAGGAGTTTCTTAATGATGTCTACTTTCTCTTCATTTAATTTTGATGCTCCAATTGCCATAGTTCTTGTAATTTAGTTTTTATTTGTTTTATATGTCTCGATACACTGTTCACTGGTATCGTTGTATTCTTTGAGACCTTCACATATGAGTTCAGTTCAACGTATAGGATAAACAAATCCCTCTCATACCACGTAAACAACTCCTCTTTACTGAGTTGGTCTACAACCCATTGTTTATAATCTAATGGTTCCTCATAGGGTATATCCTCCATAGTCGTAAGTTGTTCATCTATCTGTACATGTCTCTTCTTATCTATAACACGTCTATATTGGAAGGGACTTGAATTGGAGTAATAGTTATTCTTAACCACTCTAATAAAATAGAACACCTTTTGATGGTCAGGTACCTTATCTACTTTGTCAGGTTTCTCTAACAGTTGTAGTACTACCGTTTGGAATAACTCGTCAGCTAAGTTTCTATCTTTGACGATTCCATTCACCAACCTCATCATCTCATTACTATTCTCACCAATCCATTTACTAAATGTACCCATACTAATTAATCGCTCTGTTTTAATATAAATATAAGTCAAAAGGAAAAAGACTAAATATTAAAATAAAAAAGAC